TATTGCCTGTTCGTTATACTTGTCATACGCGGCGCGCATGTCGGGACCGCAGTAGAGCCAGTCGTCGCCGCGCCATACGTGGTAGACCGGGGCGCGGCCGAAGGGGTCCTCGGTGTTGTGCTTCGGGTTCCAGCGGTCCTGGATCACCCGGGTCTTGGAGACGTACAGGGCAAGGTCCAGGTCCGGGTCGTACTCCAGCCGCCACAGCTCCTGCGGAGGTCGGAAGGACGCCGCCCAGCGCTCGCGGAGGGAGCCGGGGCGCGTTTTGAGGACGACGGGGGTTTGTTCGCTGTCCGTGGTTGTTTCCTCCCTTCGGGTGGTGGGGTTGAATTGGGAATGAGGAATTAGGAATGAATAGCGCCAGCACTTAATTCCTCGTGGGTACGAAAGGACCTCATCCGTCAGCCCTTCGGCCTGCCACCTTCCCCAGAGGGGAAGGCTTTTGGAGTGTTGACACTTAATTCCTCATTCCCTATTGCCTATTCCCTATTGCCTATTCCCTATTGCATCAAACTCCCTCCGACCCGCTGCGCGGGCCACCTCCCTCGGGGAGGGAAGCTTGGTTATTCGCCGCGGCGCTTGCGCTGGCGGGGCTTGGGTTCGGTGTCAGGGGGCGGAGTGGGGCCGGGGTCGGGGGCGTCGCCGGAGACGGGCGCGGGGGCGGGTGTTTCCTCCACCGGCGGCTCGGACGGCGTAAGGGGCCTTTCCGGGGCGCTGGCGGGGTGCTTCAGCGCGGCGCCGGCGTTTTTGTTGGCCTCGGCGTAGACACTGGCGAAGGCCTCGTAGTCCAGGGGGATCTCCTTCACCCGCACCTGCAGCCGCCCGCCACCGAAGATCACCTCGTTGGACTTGAAGGACATGGTGCGCTCCTCGCCGTCTGCCACGATGCGGGCCACGATGTCCACCATGCCGGCAACCTTGTTGGCGACCTTGTCCTGGATGTTGGGCTTGATGCTGGTCAGCTTGTCGCCGCCCTTGCGGGTGATGTCCTTGGTGGAGTCCTCGTGGGAGATCAGGATGATGTTCTCGTAGTCCAGGTTCATCAGCCGCTTCATGGTGGACAGGAATTCCGTGCGCACCCGGTCCCAGGCGCGGAAGGAATCGTCGGATTCGTGGGTGATGCCCATCTGGTCGTACATGTACAGGCGGCAGTGCTCGTACAGGTCCTCCAGCAGGTCCACCACGATGGTCCTGAAGCTGTTCTGCTTCTTCTCCAGCTCCGCCACAGCCTCCTTGAAGACCTCCCAGGCCAGGGTGCGTTTGGTCATGCGACCCTCCATGCGCACGTCGTCCCGGATGGGGATGTAGGGCGCGTCCACGAACTTGATGTTGCCGTCCGTGTTCAGCATGAGGGGGTCGGGGAAGGCGTTGGCGAAGGTGGTCTTGCCGGTGAAGGGCGCGCCGTACAGCCAGACGACCCGCTTGTTCACCGCGTTGAGCTCGCGCCGCTCGTTGTTGGGCAATAACATGTAATCCACTCCTTTTTGGCAGAAATCCTGGTATTCGCACCAGTTGCACAGGTATCCGGGGTTTTTGGGGTATTCCTTCTCCTCCAGCGCGCCCTTGACGCCCCGGAAGAAGTCCACCACGTATTCGGGGTCGTATTCCACGTTCAGGATCTCGACCTTCTTGCGGGACAGCTCCGAGCGCAGCCGCTGCCGGTAGTCCCGGACGGCCTCCCCGGGGCGGGGCTTGGGGCTCACCTTGGGGATGATGACGTAGCCCAGGCTGCGCACGCGCTTTCCGGGGTTCAGCCGCTCGAAGAAGTACCTGTACAGGTGCAGCTGCTCGGAATCGGCGTAGCGCCGGGCGTTTGAGGTGTACTTGAAGTCGTAGAGATCGCAGAGGCCGGGCATCTCGGCCCCGTGGAAGCCCCGGGCGGGGACGACGAGGTCGATGAAGCCCAGGAAGTCTGCGTCGGAGACCATGACCTCGCTCTGCCCGCCGGGAAACATGGCGCGCACGATGGGGATCCAGTGCTCCAGCTTGATCTGCTCGTTGACGTGGGCGTCGGTGATGACGGGATAGGATGCGAAGTACTGGGCGACGCCGGCCTCCACGCCCGCCTCGATGCCCTTGTGCAGGGCGCTGCCCAGGATCAGGGGATCGTCGGGCTTGTCGGAGGGCAGGGTCTTCACCCGGTCCAGATAGCGCAGCCGGTACTTGTATGGGCAGCTTTTGTAGCACTCAAGCCGGGAATGGCTGAACTGCATGCCTTCACCTCCCTCACGATCTGCCTGAAGTCCTCGAAGCCCGAGGGGTAGAGTATGATCCCGATGCCGCCCGAGCGGTTGATCATGGATACGTTCTTCTTCTGGATCGCGGAGGGGCGGCCGCGCTCGCTCTTCAGCTCCACGCCCAGGAAGAAGCCGTTCACGTTCAGGATCAGGTCGGGGATGCCCTCCTTCTGGAAGCCCCCGCCCCACACCTTGAAGTACCAGCCGCAGAGCGGCGCGTCCATCTTCTGGGCGGGGCAGCCCGCCGGGTACACGCCCTCGGACTCGAGGAAGCGCTTCACCCGGTTTTCAAACAGCTTTTCCCCGGCCATTACCGCTCCTTCACCTCGATCTTGATGTAGCTGGACTTGGGCGTCTCCTTCGAACACTCCTCGGCAAGGCCGGGGTATTTGCGTTTGATCTTCGCGGTATCCAGCGTGTGGGTGACGGTCTCGGGCACGTAGGTGATCTTCAGGATGTCGTTGTCGATGGCGCGGATGCCGTGGGCCTCCATGGCCGCCTTCAGCTCGTCCTTCAGGTTTTTCTCCCGGGCCTCCGCGGCCTTCTTCTCCAGCACCAGGGAGCGGATCTCCTGGAACAGGGTCATGTGCTGTTGGGTAAAGGCGACCAGGTTGGTCTCCGCGCCCTCGGCCACGGAGCGCCCGCACTCCTCGGGGCAGTCCCCGCAGCAGTCCGGGCAGCCGTCCGCGTCCGGGCACTCGTGGCAACACAGATTCGTCTTTTTGCGCTTGCAGATGTCCTGGCAATGCATGTTCACACCTCCGTCTTTCGGAACAGTTCGTCGGTAAAGTCCCTGCGCTGCTCCAGCGCCGCGAGGATGGCCTCCTCCACGGTGTTTTCGCACAGCAGCAGGTAGTAGAAGCAGGGCTGGGCCTGCCCGATGCGGTGGACGCGCTTCTTGGATTGTTCAAACAGCTCGGACTTGTCCGTCAGGGTGAAGTACACCACCCGGTGGGCCTTCTGCAAATTCAGCCCCATGGCCCCGGCCTGGTACTGCACGAAGGTGACGGAATCGTCCTCGGCTTCGTAGGCCGTGAGGTCCTTCACCGGCCCGTTCACCTCGGAGACGGGGCGGTCCAGCTCGCGGGCGATCTGCTTCAGGGCGGAAAGCTCGGCGTTGAAGTTGTAGAACACGATCAGCCGCTCCCGGGTGCTCTCCAGAAGGTCGGAGAAGGCCCGGAGCTTGTGGGGGTTGTACTGGCCGCACAGCATGCGGCAGTAGAGCCGCTCGGTGAGGGCGGTGTCCCCCACCAGCTCCACCGCGGGATCCTTCAGGGTGACCAGCTTGTTCTTTCGGAAGCGCCGGTACTCGGGGATGGCGGGGACGCGCACGGGCACCACGGTCTGCTCGGGCAGATCGAAGCACGCTTCGGTCTTGAGGAAGAACGCGCCGTGCTCCCGGAGCTTTTCCTTCAGCCGGTCCACGTTGCGGTAGGGGTGGACCTTGTCCACGGTGCGCACGGGAAAGCCGCCCACGTCCAGCGTGACCCAGTTCACGTACTGCCGGTCGTACAGGGCCCGGGAGATGGGCCAGCCCAGCAGGTGGATCTGGGACCACAGGTTTTCGTACTTCCCGGACGTGGGCGTGCCGGAGAGCAGGATCACGTTGGCGGGGTTCATGGAGAGGATGAATTTGGAGCGCTGGGCCCGCTCGTTCTGGATCAGGCTCGACTCGTCCAGCAGCAGCGTAAAGCCCCGCAGCCCCGCCAGCGCGTTGCGCCGGAACAGCAGCTCGTAGTTGATGACGCCCAGCACCGGGCGGGAGACGCCCTCCGCGCACAGGGTGAGGAAGGCAGGCACCGAGGGCTTGCGGGTCAGGTCGAAGACCAGGAAGCGGTCCGGGTACTGCTTTTCAAAGTGGTCGATCCAGTCCCGGAGCTTGGACTTCTGGCACACCACCAGGTTGACCCGCGCCCCCAGCCGCCAGAGCTTCTCGGCGCCCACGAAGGTCTTGCCCAGGCCCATGTCCATGTAGTAGGCCACCCGGTTGAAGCTCCGGGTTTCCCTCAGCGCTGCTGATTGAAAAGGGTAAAGATCGATGGGTTTTTCCTCCTCTTCAGGTTGTCCAGCCGGTCGAGCACGGCCTTGCCGTCCAGGTTGGTGATGGCGGCGAAGTAGTCGGACAGGAAGAAGCTCCGGCACGTTTTGTAGTGGGCCTCCGCCTCGGGGTCCCCGGGCTTGTGCCTGTACACCCAGCGGGCGCACAGGTATTCCCGGGCCGCCTCCACGCAGATGGCCTCGATCAGCCGGAGGCACCCCTCCCGGTTGAGTTTGTCGGCGGTGAGCCGGGGGCCGTGAAGGTCGATGGGCATGCTCTCCCCTCCCTCACTCCGCGCTGTCGAAGCCCTCGGGCTCCTCGGGCGCGTCCAGCTCGCACCAGTCCTTTTCGCAGCGGAGGCCGGGCTTCTTCGCCTTGGGCAGCTGCAGCTGCGTGCGCTGGGCGATCAGCTTCTTCAGCGCCGAGTTGCTGCCGAACACGCGGATGGCCAGCGCGGCGGTGAAGGCGTCGTAGTCGCTGGGCGCGGTGTCCGGGGCGCGGCGCACCACGGTCTTGCTGCCGTCCATCCAGAACACGATGGTCGCCTCCCCGCTCTTGAGGATGCGGCGGGGGTCGAACAAAAAGCCGCAGGCGTCCATGAGCTCGCTGAGGGGATTGGCGTTGCTTCTGGGATCTGCCATGGGTGAATCATCCTTTCTGTATTTTCAAATCACGCGCTTGCCTGCGCGGGACACAGCTCCGGCAGGTTCGCCCGCACCAGCGCGGCCGGCACCGGCGGGCACACGGCGTTGCCGCAGCGGGCCACCTGCTCGCTCTTGGGATAGGGTTTCCCGTCCGCGTCCACGTCGATGATGTAGTCCGGCGGGAAGCCCTGGGCGTCGAACAGCTCCCGGGGCGTGAGCATCCGCAGGCCGATGTCCTCGATCCGGTAGTCCTGCCCGCGGACGGTCACCAGCCCCAGCCGGTCTTTTGCCGTGACGGTGGGCGCGGGGTCGCCGCAGGACACGGCGTTGTCGCCGTTGCCGTAGTACTTCACCAGGAAGGCGCAGACCTCCGCGTAGTGGTTCGCCCTGGCGGTCAGCGTGTTGATGGGCTTCGTGACTTCCTGCCCGACGCTGTTGTGGTTGAACTGCGTGACAAACGCGGACACCAGGCCGTAGCGATTGGAGGCGTCCACGGTCTGCAGCGGCCTGTCAACGCCCTGTCCGCGGAACTCCGCGCTGTCGTGGTACTGGATCAGGAACGGCTTCGGATTGTTCAGCACGAACTTCTCGACGCCCCGGGCGATCCTCGCCATCGTCTTTTCGGACAGGGGCCGCACGGCGCGGACGCCGTACCGGTTCCAGATCTCCTCGGAGCTTGCGAAGATCGAGGGACAGGGCAGCGTGAAGTCCAGCACGTCGGCCACGGGCACCCAGGGCTTTTTCAGCCCCGCCCGCACCTCCAGCCCCTCGGGGTCGGCGTGGGTCGGCTCCGGCCAGCGGATGGGCCGTCCGTCGCACCGGGCGATCAGGAAGAAGCGCCTGCGGATGGTGGGCGCGCCGTAGTCGCAGGCGCGCAGCAGCCTGTACTCCACGCGGTAGCCCTGCTTTTCCAGCTGCCGCACAAACCGGCGGAAGGTCTCGCCCCTGTATCTGGGGTCGGGCCGGTTGTTCGCGTCCAGCCGTCCCCAGTCCATGAACTCCTCCACGTTTTCCAGCATGATCACCCGTGGCCGCACCTTCTTCGCCCAGCGCACCGCCACCCAGGCAAGGCCCCGGATGTGCTTGTCCACGGGCTTTCCGCCCTTGGCCTTGGAGTGGTGCTTGCAGTCCGGCGAGAACCACGCCAGCGCCACGGGACGCCCCGCGCAGGCCTCCACCGGATCCACCTTCCACACGTCCTCGGTGTAGTGCTCGGTTGCCGGGTGGTTCGCCCGGTGCATGGCGATGGCCGCCGGGTCGTGGTTGATGGCGATGTCCACGCTTCTGCCGATGGCCATTTCAATGCCGGTGGACGCGCCGCCCCCGCCGGCGAAGTTGTCGACGACGATCTCTTTCATGTGTTTATCCTCAGTTTGCCGCCCCGATGTAGCTGTTGAGCTGGCTGGGGCTGATGTGGTAGGACCAGCGTCCGCCGGAGACCTGGACGGCGAAGCCGAAGGGCGCGACCCCGCGCTGCAGGGAGACGCGCACGAACTGCTGGGACTTGCCCAGCAGCCGGGCCGCCTGCTCCACGGAGACGTTCTTCAGGCCCTCCTCCCGGGGGGCGGCTTCGCCGTGCATCAGGTAATCCACGGACGTGTCCAGGGCCTCCGCCAGGCGCAGGGCCACGGCGGGGACGGGTTCATGCTTGCCGGAGAGATACTGGCTGACCGAGGACTTGGAGATCCCGGCCAGCTCGGCGAGCCGGGTCTGGGTGACCCTGCGCTCAGCCATCGCGGCCTTCAGGTTTGCCGAAAAGCTCATCTTCGCCCCTCCTCTCCTCTATGAGCATCTTTGCGTTGTCGTAGGGGTAGCGGATGCGCAGGGTGAAGCGCCTGCCCTTCCTGCCCAGGGAGACGACGTGGGGAAGGCCCTGCCCCTTGCACTCGGCGAGCTCCGACTGCTGGTCGATGTACGCCGCCCGCTCCAGGTCGCTGGCGAAGGAGGAGATCTCCTCGATCCAGGCGTAGTGCGTCCGCTTCATTCGAAGACCCCCTTGCCGAGGTCGGAGACGGGGACGTTGAATTCCATCACGAAGCGCAGGTAGTTGTTCCGGTTGGGCTGGTGCCTGCCGTTCTTCCAGTCGGAGACGGTGCTCCTGCCCACCTCCATGCGCTTGGCGACCTCGTTGCCGCTCACCTGCTGCTCCTCCATGACCTTGTGCAGCACGTGCTCGAAGTCGCGCAGCAGCACGGGGTTGCGCGTGCGCCGCTTCGGGGCCTCGGGCGTGATCCGGGGCGGCGGCTGCGCGGGCTCCCGGATCAGCGGGAGCAGCTGCTTCACCGTCTCCGCCACGGTGGTGGAGATGATCAGGGTCAGGGCATCCGGGTCGATGGTGATGCCGGGCCTTGCGCTGTAGCGCCCGGTTTTGCGGATGGCGGGGATCACCTCGTGGGTGATCCAGCGCTTGAAGGCGTGGGCCTGGGGTTTGCGGGACCCGAGAACCAACGTATACAGGCCGGATTCGTTGATGATGCTGACTTGCTGGTCGCCACCCGGAGTGTTCACAATGTGAACATCCTTTTCATCGTTGTCCAGGCGCCGCGTTTGGCTTCTGGCAATTTCCAGCGCGCGGCAGACGTCGTTGGCGACAAACCATGGCTCGCCGTTTCGGTTGATGGTTCTGACGGAACCAAGGTCTTCGTTGCTAAACACAATCACGTCATTCATATGTGACACCTCCGTATTTTGTTTAGCATCCTAAACTTTTGGGTTGAAAAAATACACGGGAATTTCGGAGAGCGGGAAATTCAGCACTTCGGAGCTCAGATTCATTTCTCCCTGGGTGAATTCAGCATCGTTATTCAGCTTCTTCGACAGAGTGGCTTCGGATATGTTCAATAGTTTTGCGAACGCCGATTGAGTTCCGAGGATTTCCCGGATCCTTCCGCGCAATTTCGAGTAATCAAACATTTACTCACGTCCTTTCGTTTCATACGGGTCATAAACATATAAACGGCATAATCAGCGGTTGCCGGTGAAAAGGGCGTGCGTTAAACGCACACCCATCACCTGCTTTCTGTCGTTGATATTGAAACCGGCCTTCAAATTCTCACATATCCGCGCAGGCGGGCTCTGGCGCTCTATTGTCCGATACATGCCCAGGCAAGCTCCGGGGCTCGCGCATGCTTTCGGTTTTACCCTTGCCACAGCTTTGAGGGCCGGTGTGCAGTTTTCAAGATTCGCGCCCACTCTGCGTTTGCCGGGGCTTGTGACCCGTTCCCCGAGGGGAAGCCGCATTAGGCGGGGCTTGCGCCCCGGGGATCAGAAGATGTCCTCCTCGATGATGCCGACGTTCCAGACCATGAAGGTCTCCCAGGCGAAGGCCTCGGCGGCCTTCAGCAGGATGTGGTTGGAGGTCTTCAGCGCCTCGTCGATGCTCAGGGCCAGGATGGTGAATTCGTCCTCCTCCTGCTTCAGCTCGCCGTCCCGGCGGAGCAGCGCCGTGAAGCACACCAGCCAGTGCTTCTTCGTGCCGTGGGTGTGCTCCTTCACGCGCCGGTCGTTGGCCTCCCGGACAGACTTCATCAGGTTCAGCTTATCCTTGGTATTCATATCAAAACCGTCCTTTCAATGTTTGGGGGTCTGGGCTCCCGGCGCGTGGTAGGATCGCCGGAAGCTGTGCATGTGAGGTTGTTTAGCATCCTCAACGATGACAGTATAGCATCATAAACATGACGTGTCAAGGCTTTTTTGTGATTTTCCTAAACTTTTTTCATTTCAACTTGTATTTTCCTAAACTTTAAGCTATAATAATTTCCGAAAGGTAGGTGAAGGCTTTGAGTAGTTTCCAAGAAAGATTGAAAGAAGGGATGAAGTTAGCAGGTATTCGCCAAACGGATCTGGCGAGAATGACTGGCTTGGGGAAGTCGAATATCAGTCATTATGTCAACGGGAGATATGAAGCA